TCTACAATAGCGAGATGCCAAGGGCAGAGAAGTATGAGCGTCTTTATGCAGAAACGTGGCGCAGCTTTGAACAAAAGCTAATTGATTTAAAGATGAGGCCACCATTCCCTGAGAAGAAACGATACACACCAGAGAACGCAGCCAATGCTGCAATTAGAAAGCAACGAGAAAGATCTGTGGCTAGACGCCAGATGATAATGGCTTGCTTTAATAAGAAGCACACTAGGGTAGCTGAAGATATCAACAGAGAAACTAAGATGGGTCTCCGTATAACTAGCCAGATGCTAGACCTCATGTACCGGGACGGAGTGCTTGCTAGAGAACGAGTGCAAGTAGGCCGAAACAAACGGAACAGTGTGTATCATTATAGTAAGAAGTAATCGTGTGGGTGGCCGTTGATAATTTAAAGTTGGCGCTTTGCGGTAGCAACGTCATCCTAGGCTAAACAACCACCTTACCCCGTGGTAAGTCGATTTTACTTTACGATGATAGCCACCCACTGAAACTTTATACTACCAACTCAAAGTGAGGTCCATCAATAAATGGTCTGCGACCCTGAGATCTACGCAAATCAATATAACTATTCATTGCATGTTCCATATCGCCCTCTGGGTACTGAGCAATGTTCGATACAGACCAAGCTGCACCCCAACGAATAGGGACATCAACAGCACGGGCGCCCTCCGCCATAGCGTCAGCAATCTCATCATAGAGATTGAGTTCCCATCTGCCGCCATCAACGTAAGCCATGAGATCTACAGCCAAGCCATCAATATGCTTGGACTTCATTGTCTGACTAGCACCCTTAGCAACGAGAGCCTTCTGCTCCTCGATCGTGCGCAGCCCACAGATCACAGAGAAGTCTTGCTTAGTCACATTGATTGCGTACTTAACAACAGCAACCATGCGCTCATCAACGCCATCTAATCTTTCGAGGCTACGCTTACCTAACTTGTAACTCATTTCCTAAATCCTTTCATTGTACGAATACCAAAGCTGGCAGCAATGGAGCTGAAACATGCCCACTGAAACCACTCAGGTGCAGCTGATATATTAGCGAAGCCCTCCTTCATATAGGGCTGGAGCGGAGGTACAAACGAACATACCATTATGGCTATGAAAGCCACGGTCCAAGCCTCATCCTTCCAAGAATTGTTGCTTGCCTGTATAGCAGCTTGCTCCCAGCTAATCTCGCCAGTAGCAATCTTCATCTTAGTTTCTGCTTCTGCCTTCTTAACAACAGCCTTGCTGTCAAGGTAACTGGTAGCTAACCCAGCAACGCTACTTAATATACCGATCACTTGCCTGACCCCATGTTAGTAAAGCCATAGTAAGCAGCAACGATAGCAGCGATTGAAACATAATAAATATTACTCATGCTTGCTAGCATCTCGCTTGCTTGAGGAAGCAACATATACTCAGTCAGAACCACACCAAAAGGAAAGACTAGCATCCCGGTCAAAGAAAACCATGCCATCTTACGTTGAGCATCACGCTTGGCGTCTGCATCTTCCATCTTGCGACGACGATCCTCCAACATGATAGCACGTTCTTCTGGATCTAACTTTCCATTACCGTTGAGATCGTATTCTTCCATAAGGTTTACTCCTATCGGATTGGGTTCTTAACTAAGTCATCAAACGCTGACCACAGATCTTCTATTTCAATCTCGTATGTATCGAGCTTATTGCCAATGCCATCTGTTACTGTTGTTGACTTCTCAACCATTGACCTCAGGTCCATCAACGTGCGCTGTTGCTCAAGGATGTTGGTCATCTGAGTGCTGATCTGAGTGAGCTGCGTGTTGAGGCCATCGACATTGTTCTGCACAAGCGTCTGCTCTATTGCCTGTATGCGTGAAGTCGCATCAAGAACTTCAGTTACAGATTCCTCTAGTCCATTGAACCTAGAAATCGCATCATAGCCATAGTAAATGCCACCACTAAGCCCAGATAAAACAGGCAAAGCAGCAGCAATATACCAGCCTCTAAAGACAAACCCACCAGCTTTGATCTCAACGTCTTCCATTTACGGATTGCCATATAAATTCTGAGCATGATCGTACAACTCGTCTGCGGTTTTATTGTTTGAAGTTGTGTACTGCGTCCAGCCTGTACCTTCACCTTGGTCACCCCAAGTAATGATGTACTCGTTAGTGTCGAATACAAAATCAACAGATGTGTACTCGCCAATTACAATGTTATTGTCAGCAACGTATGTATCAATGCTGTTAGTAAGAGCTGTGTTTTGACTTGCTGCAAAGAACGCGCCAGAGATCTGAGCCATACTGCTGACCGCACTCAACGCCTGATTATAGTTATCAACATGATCTTGGGTAATTGTGGTGTTTGCTAGAACTTCTTGAAGCGCCAAGCCTTCTGGTCTTGTGTCAGCTGTAGCCGCCATTTCTGACACCACAGATACAGTCATCAACGCAGCACTAGCCTCTGCCAACTCGTCAACGCTCATGCCTAACTCAAGCATTGCAGAAGCATACTCTGCATCGAACAACTCAGTTGCAGTCTCAGCTTCCGAAAAGTCCATGGCCAGCACCAGATCAACGGACGCTTGATAGTTTGCTAGCATCTCATTAGTTACGATTGCTTCATCCAAACTATTGTTAGCAATAATCTGGCCTGCGCCTGCCATGTCAGTCGCTGCGTAAGCCATCAGAGCTGCCAGCTCCACCTGTTGTTGGATCACTGTTGCTGCGTCTTGAAGGTCGCCCACTTCTGTTGTCTGTTGACCTAGTGCGCCGGAAGCGCTCAGACAGAGTAAGCTTGTTGCCACTATTGGTTTGAACATCTGGTAGCTCCTTCATGTCCATGCGTAAAAACTTATCCCAGAAAACTTTATCTTGCAAATACCCCACAACGTAGGTCTCTGGGTCTGCTCTCATAGACTCGTAAGCATCACGGCCTGTAAGTATCCTTGCATTTGTTACGCTGTAGATAGGGCAAGGCGTAGAAGATAAAGCCATAGCTTTAAACACATGAGGCGCTGCGCACATGATTGACAGCCCAGATATCTGAAGACCTAAGCCATGTGGTTGCGGTTGACCCATGAGCCTAGCATCCTTGCGCCTATTACATTCTGGATCTTGTTCCATGTTGCCTTGGGCAATGCCAAATAAGCTGACCTGTATGCCGCTAGTCTTTGGCATGAGACAAGAGTCAGTGCCACCCGCGCCCATGACAGTCGGCGCAGCCGCAGTTGGTGGGGGCTGTGAACCCGGTGAGCTACCCGGCCCATTGTATGTATTTTGATAGGTCTCGTTGGTGTTGTTGCTTTCAACGGAGCTATTGTTGTTGCCAGTGTTGCTATTGAAGTCACCCTCAACGCTCCCATCTTGGGCATAGCATAGAGACCCTAGCCAAATCAGGGATATGGCAACGCATCTGACTCGCATTCCACCTCCAAAACATTTCTGAGGTCAGTGTTATCACACATAACGCGAAGGCCAGCGTCAGGAAACCCCATTGCAGCCAAGGTCTCTGCGTTCTTCCTTGCCTCACAGCTTGCCTCGTTCATGCAAACAGAAGGCAGCGAGATAGGAGTTGGCATTTTTATCTCTGCGCAGCCAGCTAAAAAGATAGGGATCGTAAGCCATCTCATCCCATCTTCGTCAGGACTGCGAGCAAGAGTGCAATGATAGAACCTGTGGTTGCAATCATGATACCTTCCATGCGCTTGACGCGGCTGAACAGATCTTTGAATTGGATCTTAACTTCAGTCTTAATAGCGATGATTTCTTTCTCAAGGCTATCAATGCGATCATGCGCAGATGCTATTGTACGTTTGTTCATTGCCATTCTCTACTCTGGTTTAGTGGGCCATATAATGTCGGTTGGAAAGCCAGCCTGTGTTGGGACATCCCTAAGCAAGGAACGGTAAGCAGCCCATGCAGCTTGGTCTACAGGAGCATCAGCAACCTGTGTCCAATCGGAGGATGACAGGAGTGCGTCACGATTGGCACGAGCCTCTACAGCAGGGTCTACGGGCTCTGGCTCAGGTTCTGGCTCAGGTGTTGGAATATCCTCTACAGCCCATGCAGAGCCATCCCATCGTGCAAGCTGTCCCTCTGTTGTTGCAGGGGGTTCAATCTCTACACAACCTGCTGGAATGAGCATGTTGCTTTCATTTATAGGGTCTGCGTCTGCTGTTGTGATGCCTACGAAGACACCATCAATGTCGGTTTGATATACGTTCATATTTGTGTCTCCTTAGTATTTGATGCAAGCAAGTAATGCAATGTTGCGTGGGCGTGTCTCTGTGCCGCCCTCATAGTTGACATACTTGGTATAATGCGCACCGCCAGCCCCCGCTGTTCTAACAGAATAAAACTTGTCACTACCGTAGTAAGTATAAAAGTCTGTTTTAGCGTCAGCAGAGTGCCTGTGACTCTTAAACTCATCCGCCTGATACGACCCAAAGCTACGACCACTATCCACACCACGACTGTCATCCCAGCCACGCAAGAACTCACCACGAAGGTCAGGCACGTTAAACGAACCTCCAGAGCCACCGTATGTGTAACCTATAGCTGCAAAGAGGTCTGCATATGTAGTCGTGCTGAGTGACGCACCGTTAGCTTTGATAAAGCCTGTTGGGGGTGTGTTAGCTGCATGGTAAATTATCGAACCTGCCGGGGAGCCACCAAGGCCACTAGCAATATTTACAAGGTTTCTACTATCATCAATAACCGTAGTACCGTTTACCTTAATCGCCATCTTCGTGTCCTTCCAGTATTAGCGTTTAGATTACCAAGGAAGCCCAGTGGTCGTAGTCGGGTTTAACTCAGCGTTAACCTTGTCTGCAATGCTTGCTTCAACATCTGTACGCACGACAGTGTTCCAGACCCAAGAAAGCACGTTGGCTTGCGTTAAGTCAGCGAACGCAATGAAGTCAGAAGCAGACGCGTCCGGTGTCCATGAAGATGTCCCGTATGAGGAAGCAGTGGCCTCCCCATCAACGCCCTCACAGCGCCAGTGCGCTACTGTCACGCCACCATCTGCTGTGTTGCGCTCAAGTTCTGCGATAGTCCATGTGTAAGTTACAGCCATAGTTACTCTCCTAGTTTAGCTTTAAGTTCGTCAATCTGAGCCTGTTGTTCTTTGATTGCTTCGATAAGCACGGCCACCATGTTGCCGTACTTCACCGACTTGATGCCCTCGTCATTTGTGCTGACCACATCCGGCAGTACAGCTTCTACCTCTTGGGCAATGACACCTATCTCTGAGCCACCGTTCTCTAGCCAATCGAATGAGACACCACGCAGGGACTTAACGGCGTCCAGTGAGCCGCTGAGTGTCTCTACGTTAGTCTTTAGGGTGGCGTCTGAGGTGGTGTTGAAGTTCGCTGCGTTGGCTGTGCCAGACAG